AATATATAAAAAGGAGTAAATATAATGAGTCGTATAACCTACCAAGACATAATTGATGGACCTGTATCACGTGAAGATATAATAAACAGTCAAATAGATTTTTATACTCGTCTTTCTCTTCTTTCTCTTCTAGGTAATCGTGAATGGCTTATAGAAAAAGAGCAACGTAAAGAACGTAAAGAAGTCGAAAAACATAAATCAAAAAAGAAAGTAAATAAGGTAGAATAATTTTATACTATGTTAATAAGGAAGTAATATAAAATATATGTTGGAGTAGAAAATTTGTTATTTTTGCTAACTCCTTTTATAGCAAAATCTCCAACTTCCATATTTAGTTAAAAGGGGTTATGAATATAAAGGAGTTAAAATTATGTCAGTAGGAATCTTAAACACAGCCAAACTCGGAGATATAGTAATTTTAAATGGAATGGCAGAATATCTTCATTCCCTTTATAAAACAGATATTATCTTCCCAATCTGTAAACAATACGAAAATTCATGTAAGCAATTCTCAGACTATATTAAGTATATTCCAATAAAAGCAGTTCCACATAATAGTAGAACCCAAGCTATAGAAGTAATGAAAGATTGTGATTTTATAATAGACACGGATTTTCATTTTAATGATTCTGATAAAAAGAATACTGAAGCATATGATAACCAGAAAAAATTATCATTCGATGCTTATAAATATTTTTTGGGAAATGTGCCATTCGAAAACAAATGGAATTTTAACGTAAATAGAAATATAGAAAGAGAACAGGAATTATTTGACAGAGTAATAGGAACAAATAAAGATTGTAAATATACCCTAGCACACCTAATTGCTTCTGATAGGGTTATTAAACTAAAGAATGAAAACAATAGCAATCTAATAGAGATAACTACCCAGACAGATAATATAATGGATTGGATATTAATTGCAGAGAAAGCAGAAGAAATTGTTTGTATAGATAGTTGTTTTGCAAATCTATTTGACTTATTAAAATTAAAAAATAAAAAGAAATTAATTCTTAAGCCCGATTATTATGATGGAAAATTAGAGAACGGGAAAATAAAAGGATTGCCAACATTTAAAGAAAAATGGGAATTAATTGACCCAAAAGGACAATATTTTAATAAAGAAAATAAAATCATAAGTGACAAACCAATACAACCAATACAACCAATAAAAGAAGAAAAGAAAATTGTTGAAATAAAACACGAACCTCAAAAAATATTCTGTTCAATCCCTATATTAGACCGTCCAGAATTCTCTTTTATGTCCTCTCTATATCAAGCAATAGGTTCTTCTAAACACCAAATTCTAATTCATAATACTTGTGGAGATTCACTTATACAACGTTGTCGGAATATACATATGTCAAAATTCCTCCAAGAACATAAAGACCACCAATTCTTTTGCTCTATAGATTCAGACTTAGAAATAGGGAATTGTACTAGAGATAATAATATATTCGATAAATTAGTTGCAGGTGATAAAGATTTCAATGGAGGTTTGTACCAATTAAAATCAATGGATAAAGTCCCTAGGTGCTCTTCTGTTACGGCAGACCAAACAATTACAGATATAAAATTTGATTCAGGACTAAGAGAAATGTTATGGCTATCTAGTGGATGCTGGATGCTAAAAAGAGGAATGCTAGAAGATATTGTTAATAAACATCCAGAATTATCTTATACTGGAGATGAAGGAGCTAAAGGGAAAACAGTATATAATTTCTGTGCAGTAGGAATATTTGAATTTAAAAATAAGGATAAACCTAATCTTAGAAAACTATTGAGTGAAGATTGGGCTTTTTGTCAGATAGCTAAAAACGATGGATATAAAATATATGCTGACACTTCAATCATTCTTAGACATATCGGTAAATATTATTATTCTTTCTTTGGAAAATAAACTATGTTAATAATATATGTCATAAATAAATGTTGTGGAGGATTCTTAAAAGATGGTGTATTACTACATAAAGAACTTTTAAAAGTAGGAATACAATCTCATGTCAGGATAGAACATTTTAGAAAAGGCAATTATTTAAATACTATTATTACAGAAGATAAAATAAAAGCAGGAGAAGGTTATATAAAAATAGAAGAATATGGGATAATTATAAATACTAAAGATATTAACGAAATATTCATAAATAACCTAATAAACCTAATTAATAAAAAACCTTTCATAAACAATATAGAGAAAAAATAATGGATGATAAAGAAACAAATAATAATATGTCGGAAAATACTACAGTTAATAATATTGAGAATACAATTGGAAGCACTAATAATACAGAACAGCCTGAGATTGTTGTTAAAGTAAAGAGAAAATATACAAAGAAGGAAGGGAAATCGAAAAAAGATCCTAAATGTAGAAAAATAAGGAACTTTACCAATAGAGATAAAATTGCAAACGATATATATTTACAGTTATTACAGGGTATTCCAGGTGATAAAATGGCAAAAATATTAAATATACCAGAAACTTATCTATATGATTTGGTGAAAATATATAATCTAAAAGAAAAAATGGCTTATGATTGTAAAAGCTCTAAAGAATTAAACATAGAAGTACCAGATTTAGAACAACGTAAGAAAATATTAGCCATGATTATTAATTCTCAAGGAACAAGTGAAGATACAAAAGTAAGAGCTGTTTCACTTTTAACAGATATTGCTGGTGATTCTGCTGATAAACAAAAAGAAATACAAAACACCTACTTATTAAAAATTTCATTGCCAGATTAAAATAATGACAGATATAACTAGAGAATTCAAACCATTTAAAACACAATACCAATTCCTAAAGTCTAATGCTAAACAAGTATTATATTCAGGGGGATTCGGGAATGGTAAGAGTACTATGTTATGTATTAAAATGTTACAGCAAGCCCTTATACCCAATAACTTAGTATTCCTTTGTCGTAAAACATTAACCTCTCTTAAAAGTTCTACATTGTCAAGCCTAATAGAACCTCAAGGTAACTTCCAACCATTATTACCTCAAGGAAGTTATAAGATGAATAGACAGGACCATTATATAGATATTCATGGAGGTGGAAGAATCATGTATGGTGGGCTAGACGTAGATACTAAAATTCGTTCATTAAATCTAGGTGGAGTTTATATTGATGAAGCTTCAGAATTATTAGAATCAGATTGGAGAGAATTAAAATATCGTTTAAGGAATCCATTAGGTTCTAGACAAATATGTGCAGTGACAAACCCGTCCAACCAAAATCACTTCCTTTACAATATATTCTTTTCTAATGCTAATAAAGATACAGAAGTAATTATAGGGAATTCTAATGAGAACACATATCTTCCTGCTGATTATATTTCAGATTTAAATTCTCTAACAGGAATAATGAAACAAAAATATGTGGAAGGACTTTGGGTTGCACTTGAAGATGCTATTTATCCAAACTTTGATAGGAATAAAAATATAATAGATAAGAATGATAGTGAGTTTAAACATTATATGATAGGATTAGATTATGGATTTAAAAATCATACTGCTGCTTTATTAGTTGGATATGACGGAGAATCACTTCATTGCATAGAAGAATATTATCATAACAAAAAATTAAATTCAGAAATAGTGCAAGATATAACAGATAAATTTTTTAAGTATACGAAAGATATTGTTATTGACCCTTCTGCTTCTGGACTTATTGCAGAATTTATGGCTAAAGGATTTAATGTAATTCCTGCTAAAAATCCTGTAGAGCCCGGTATAGAATTAATGAGAGATAAAATTAATTCTGCTAATTTTACAATAAATAGTCAATGTGTTACTTTAATAAAACAATTAGAAAATTATTCATATGATAAAAAAACACATAAGCCAATTAAAATAGAAGACCATTTATGTGATGCAAGTAGATATTTAACTATGCAACTATTAAACAATAAAGTACAAGAATTAACTAGACCAAGAGCATTTGCAACATTTATAGAATATGATGAGTAACGATTCTTATACTATTAAACACAAAGGAACCATATTATGTCATTCTTCTCTAATATATTAAATAAACTAAAAGAATTAATAAATAAATATAAGCCTACAACAACTACTTCAACTACAACATTAATAACTATTCCTATTCCTACTACAACTCAAACAACTACAACTAATACAAACACAACAAATAATAATGGCAAGCAAGATACAGTCTTCTTCGTTAAAGATAAAGAAGGTTGGGTAAAAGGTGGTTCAGGAAGAAATTCTTTATTTAATCTATTATCATTTAATCTTCACTCTCATGATAAAGATAAAGAAATGGATAATCAAAGAAATGAAATTTTAAATGCTATGAGATTAATTAACCCTAATTGTTCTTGGGCTCCTATGTTATTCTTAAATAATGATTCAAGAGGCATTGTAAGTCCTTTTCCCGGAGCAAGATATAACAATTTATTAGGTAATGGAAGATTGAATCCTGATTTAATAGCTCATTGGTGTGCAGTTTGGTGGGTATTTAAAAAGTTTTCTCCTAGTATGGTGTTAGCTTGTGGAGATGATTTAAATAAATGGAATGACCCAGATTCTTCAGATTGGCAAAAGGCTGTAAAAATAATTGGAGAATGGTATGAAACAGATATGAAGAATAATGGAACATATCCTAATTCGGTTCACTCAGTTACAGCATCTTGGGAAGCAGAGAAGTTAGTTGGTAAAGATGTTAAAAAATTACAGAGAGCTATAGATTATTGTAGAAAATGTTTTCCTTCACTTCCTGTATCTGTTCATTTAACTGATCCAGATTTAGTTAAAGGACTATCTTGTGACTTCGTACAATTGCAATCATATAAACATCCATATAACGGTGACGAATTAAGTGATAGTGATTTAATTAATTGGATACAAAGATTTCATGATTCTAATCCTAATTTAAAATATCATGCAACAGAATTTACTACACCATTAGCCTCAAAATATAATCATCAAAGAGATATTGTTAGAAAGTCTGGATTGGTTATAGGAGTCGGTTGGTAAAATAATACAATTTAATAATAATTTTTTATACTATTCTAAGTGATATATCATTTTTATGCATAATTTTAATAATCGTAGGAGAAAATATATAAATGTTTAAATCATTTATTTCGAAAGTCTTTCCCAAACTTACAGTAAAAGCAGCTAATATTGAAGGTAATACATTTTATAATCAATATAGCCCATATCAAATAATTTCAGGTGACAATTATAGAGCATTAGTTTATACACCAGTTTCATTAGTTAGAGAAAATAATCATTGGGTTAGTATTTGTAATAATAAAAATGCTAATATAATTGCTACTACCCCATTAAAATTATATTACAAAAAATCTAAATCAAAGAAATTATTAACCCCTCATAAACAATTAAAATCTATTGACCTAAAGAAACTAACAATTAAAACTAATGAAGACCAAGACTTAGTAGAAATAGTTAGCCACCCATTCCTAGATTTAATGAATAAAGTTAATGATACAATGAACTACACAGATTTAATTTCTCTAGTTCAACAATATCTAGGTTTAATTGGTAATGCTTATGTTAGAATAGAAAAAGATGATTCAGGAATTCCAGTTGCCCTTTATCCCCTTCTATCTGAATATGTTACAATAATGCTAGATGTTAATGGCAATATAGAATCATATAAATATTGTTATAACGGAAAAGATACTATTTATTCTATAGATGAAATAATACATTTTAATAATTACCAAGTTGGTTCTATAGTTTCAGGAAGAGGAGAATTAGAATCATGTATTGCTGCTGTTAATAGATATAATTATTATGACAATAGAGAAGCTGCTTTAAATAAAAATAATGCCAGACCAGATTTTATTGTGTCTTTTAAGCAGCCATTAAACGAACAAGAGCAAAAAGATATTGTTAATGCCTTTCATAAAAAATTCGGTACTGTTAAAAATTCTGGCAAACCTTTAATTACAAGTGAATGTACTATATTGCCTATTGGTTTTTCACCGTTAGACATGGATTATAAAACCGGAAGAGAATGGGCTAGAAACGAAATAATTAATTCATTTGGTGTTCCTGAAAGTTTGGTGAGTTTAAATAATGCAAATTATGCTTCTGCTTCTGTAAGTCATTATCAATATATGGTTTATACAATTATACCTAAGTTGAGAAAGATGTGTGAAAAGATAAATGAGAAGTTATTGCCTATGTATGATGAGAATCTTTTATTATGGTATGACGAAGATGTAAAAGATGACAAGGTAGTAGAATCACAGGTATTAAATTCATATGTGGCTTCTGGTGTTATGTCTATTGATGAAGCTAGAAATGAAATTGGGCTTGAACCTAAAGTAATATAAATTATTAGGAGAATATAAATGTCAAAGAAAGAAGTTAAATTAAGTTCTATAGCTAATTTTTTAGATAGTGAAATAGAAATTAAAGAAAATGATGTTATTACTAGAAAAGAATTAAGTGAAGATTTAATTGTTGACGAACCTTCTAGAACATTTGAGGCAGTTATTAGTACTACAGATGTTGATGCAGATGGTGATGTAGTTTATTCAATGGGATGTGACCCGACTAAATTTTTAAAGAATCCCGTTGTTCTTTGGTCTCATAGTCACTCCTCCCCTCCCATTGGCAAAGTGACTTCTCTTCAAATAAATAAAAATAATATTAAAGCAACCATTCAAATTGCAGAAACAGAACAGGCAGATGAAATTTGGAGTTTAGTAAAGGGTGGATATATAAAATGTAATTCTATTGGGTTCGTTGCAAAGAAAGCATTAATTAAAGGAACAAAAGAATTTAATGAATTTATAACAAAGAATCTTAATGGTATATCTAATAATATTCAAGATTGTATTAGAATTATTACTTCATTTGATTTATATGAGAATTCACTTGTATCTATTCCTTCTAATGAAAATGCTTTAATTGAGGCTGTTTCTGCTAAGTCATTAAAAATATCAGATAAGTTGCAAAAAGAATTAGGAATAGATTCTACAGTTAAAATTAGAAATATGAAGGTAGAAGATATAAAAATAATTGGAATGGATAATAAAGAAATAAATCTAAAAGAAAATAAAGAAATGAATAAACCTGCTGGAGATATGGGTGAAGTAATGCCAGAAGATATGCCTGAAGAAAAACCAGAAGATTGTAAAAAAGAGAAGTGTCCTACATGTGGTCAAGAAATGCCAATGGAAGATATGCCCGAAGAAGAATCTAAAGAAAATAAAGAAACAAAAGAATGTGATTGTATGATGAGTGATTGTCCAGAATGTATGCAATGCCCAGAAGATGCAACAGATATGCCAATGGAAGATATGCAGGATGAAAAACCATTTCCTAATTATTTTGCAGCTAGACAGAATGACCCAGATAAATATGTTAAATTCCGTTATGCTAAAGATAAAGGTGGAGCAGGAATAGATTTTATTTATGGAATAACTTCTGATGGAGCTACAGAATTACAGTCTATTAGATTTGATGCAGATAAGTTTAATAAAGAGCAAGTTGTTAAATGGCTAGAAGACCATAAATTTAAAACTAATATTGAAGAGCCCAAAAAAGAAGAAAAAGAAATTAAATTTAAAATTGTTAGAAAAGGGTCTTATATTGCTAGTGAAGAAGATAAATCATTTGCAATTAAAATATTAAAAGATATTAAAAGTGGAAAAGTTGTGTAATGTGTAATTAATTTTTTATACTATTAGTTCTAGAGATAGATTAGATTCACTTCTAACATATCAGAAAGAGAATAGGTGGAGGTAAGATGCAAGTAAAAGTATTAAGTTCTGAAGTTCTTAAAACTGTTGAGAAAGATTCGGTAATTGAAGTTAGTGATGAAGTTGGTAAACAATTAATTGCAGACGGACAAGTTATTGAATATACAAAGGAAGTAGAAGAACAAGAGAAAGAAGTGATTATTAAACAAGAAGTGAAGGAGATAAAAATGTCAGAGATAGTAGAAAAAGAAGGTAAGATTGAAGTTAAAGCACCTGCAATTCAGAAGAAAAGCATGGGTGAAACTCTTCAGATGATGACTAAGGCTGTTACAGGTCTTAATGAAACTGATAATGCTGCTGGTGGATATTTAACTTATACAGAAATATTTAAAGATATTGTATCTGTTGCTATTCCCGGTGGAGTTATTTATAATGATACAACCAAAATAACACTTGGAGATAGAGCAACTGGTATTAATATTCCTTATGATTTGAATACTGGTAACACAGCTACATCCGTTCCTAGAAGTTATGCAGTTGCTGAAGGTGCTCAAAAGACCATTACTATTCCTCAGTTTGGTCAAATTCCTCTAGCTCTAAAAAAACAGGTTATTAGAATAGCAGTTACCGATGAAATTCTTCAAGACGTTGATATTCTAGAAAATTGGTTCAAAAATAAAGCAAGAGAGAAAATGGCATGGACACTTGACGAACTAGTATTTAATGGTGTTTATGCTACAAATGGATTCGTCGGTATTACACATACTGGTGCAGATAACTTCAGAGCTTTGGCTACTGTTGCTGCTACTATGACAAAGGCTAGCATAATTAATCTTATTGCTGGTGTATTGCCTCAGTATCGTGCTGGTTCTAAGTTCTATATGTCTAATAAAGCATGGGCAAGCATGATGGACCTATCTACCACAGCATCTAACGTAACTCCTTTTGGTGCTATGGTTGATGTATCTGGTAAAACATTGATGGGATATCCTGTAGTTGTAGCCGAACAATTAGCCAACCTAAACAGTAATGGAGATATCATATTTGGTAATCCTTCTACTTATGTTGTTGCTATTAAGGGTGGAATGAGAGAATTCATGGATGCCTCACTTCGTTTCGATTATAATGAAATGAATTATATCCTAGAGTTCCGTGCTTCTGGTGCTCCTACAATCCGTAAGCAAACTCTTGTCGATAGTTCAGTCGTAGCTGGATTCTCTGCAAGATTCTAAGTTGAATAAAGGGAAGAGTAAACTAAAAACTTACTCTTCCCTTTTCTTTTTATAAAAAATAATCATTAAAGGAAGGACACCAAAAATGAGTAACGTAACTACACAAGAAATAAATAAAGAAAATAAATTGACACTTGGTTCATTTATTCAAGAATTTACAAAAAAATCTAAAGGCAAACCATTCGATAAATCAATTATAACTAAGGCTGTAACAGGTATTAGTGAAGATGGAAATGGTGCTGCACTAGTCACTTATGATATTGTTAGAGAATTTTTAGCTGCAACTCAACAAGGATCAGTATTATATAAAAAAGCTAAGAAAATTAGTTCTCCTAAGTTTGGTATTAAAATTCCCTATGTAACAGAAACAGCTAGAGATAATGACCGTTCTACTGGATTGAGAGCATTTTTCGTAGGAGAAGGTGAACAAAAAACTATTTCTAAAGTTCAATGGGATTCTAGAAGTATTAAATTACAAAAACTATGTGTAGAAATTCCAGTAACATTAGAGTTGATGGAAGATGTACAAAGTTTAGATTCTGCCCTATTAGCCTTTGCAACCGATACACTTAGTTGGTATATTGATTATGCAATGATTTATGGGACAAGTAGAATTGAAGGAATATTTAGTGGAAGCAATCCCGGTGGAGTAATTTCTGCTACATCGGCTGACCCATTAACAGTTACCGTTTTACAGAACTTTGAAAAAGCACTAAGTCCTGCCGTTTCTAAAAATGCTGAATGGTATTTCTCTAAAGAAAATTGGAATGACATAGTAGATTTAATTCTTGATGCTTCTACAAATCGTTGGATAACATTTGGTAACGATGGCTCTGCTTATATATTCGGACATAAAGTAAATGTATTAGAACAATTATCTGGGGATGAAGGAATTATTCTTGGAGATTTTTGACAATATGTAATAACTGAATATCAAGTAGACAAGAAAATATCTATTGGATTTAGATTTGCTGATTACAATGAAGATATATTAATTATGGAAGTTAGATTTAGTGGATGTAGCTTTGGTAATAAATATACTTTAGATGATGGAACAGAAACGGGAACATTCGTCGTTGCAGAGGGTACTACACCAGTTGAATCAAGTTCTTCATCTTCTAGTTCTTCTGTAGATTCTAGTTCTTCAAGTAAAGATTCTTCAAGCTCTAGTAGTTCTGTAGATAGTTCTAGTAGTTCAAGTTCTTCTAGTAGTGAATCTAGTTCTTCAAGTAGTTCTAGTAGTTCTCAAGACTCTTCAAGTAGTTCGAGTGAAGACTATTCTAGTGAAAGTTCGTCCTCAGGAGTTTAATGAATAATTATGAGGAGGACCAAATATGTCAATATTAGATTTAGCTACTTACAAAACACTGACTAACACAACCGATACAACCAATGATACTTTTATAACTAATATAATTCCTACAGTTCAAAGTGCTATGGAGAATTATTGTGATAGGCATTTTGATAGACAATTATATTCTAGATGGTTTTATTTAGATAATGAATTAAATTATCTAGTTCTACCAGAATATCCTATTACAGATATATTATTCGTAGGAACAAAAACTAGTGCTGCAACATTAACTATAACGGGTAATTATTCTGTACAAGTAAAATCTGATAGGGTAACAATAACCACTCTATTAGATTTATCCCAAGATGATTATTTATTTACTAGTTATACAACATTAGCTGCATTAAAAAATGAAATAGAATCAGATTATGTTGGTGTAATTACTATAACAATTGAATCTGGAAAAGATAGCACCTTGAGTAAATTTTTATTTCAAGTAAGTGGAACGAATTGGTATATTGCAGAAAAGATTGACATAGATTTACATAATGTAGATGGAACAGAAAGAACAGTTTCAATTCCTTATTCTTATTGGACAACATTATGGAATGATTGCTATAGTTATTATAATAATATTTATCTAATATTTTATGCTGGCTATACTTCTGCTACAATGCCATTAGATTTACAAATGATTGCTGCAAATATTATTAGAGATATGATTACGGCTAATGCTTCTCCAAGTTTAGGAATATATAAGAGTGAATCAATAACAAATTATTCCTATACTTTAAATGATGCAACAACAATTAAAAATATTCTATGGCAATATTCTAATCAGCTAGACCAGTTCACAAAAAAAGGTTTATTCTAAATGTCAATACAATCCTTATACGGTGAAAAATGTAATATTTATAGTAATGAGGTAACAAGTTTTGATAATATTGGAGGACAGATAAGAACTTCAGTAATTAAATTTGCAGACCAGAAATGCTATTACACACAACTTTCAGGAAGAGAACGTTCTTATCTTGGAAAAAATAATGTTGTTGCTGACTATAGATTGTTCTGTGATTTTATAAATATAGAATCTACTGATATTATTTTTATTAGAAATCGTTGGCATAATATTGTGAACATAGATAATTGTTTAAATCATCACCTTGAAATATTGTTATTAGTTATAGAAGCTCCTCAAACTTCACAGCTAAGGAGTGTATAAAATGATATTACAAGACCAAGTATTACAATTAATATATAATAGATTGAATTTAAATGTTACTGATGCAGAATTTTATCCATATATTGCACCAGATGAAGCAACATATCCATTTATAACTTATTCTGTAATTAGTGCAAATAGAATTTATGATTCATTTACTAGAGATAGAGAAAGAATCTATGTGCAATTTTCTATATTTGATAATGACCCTTCAACACAAACTTTAAGAAATGTAATGATGGAAGTAGAATCGTTATTTAATTATAGAGACTATTTAGAAATTCCCGATACTAGTTGTGGGAAAGGTGTTGTATGTTATCATAAAGAAAATGATTATATTAGATATCAGAATGAAGACCATTATTTTATGGGGATAATGGAATATGAGTTTACTGTAGAAAAATTAGATTATTGTTATGATAATTCTTCTTCAAGTTCTCAAGATAGTTCAAGCTCAAGTTCTCAAGATAGTTCTTCTTCTAGTTCTTCTATAGATATACAAAGTCAAAGCTCTAGTAGTTCTTCAACCGAGTCTTCAAGTAGCTCATTAAAAAATAGTTCTAGTTCAAGTTCTAGTTCTTCAAGTTCAATAGATAGTTCTTCTTCTTCTAGTTCTAGTAGTAGCTTTAGTAGTTCTTCAAGTAGTTCTAGTTCAAGTATAGGCACTTCAAGTTCTAGCTCTAGTAGTTCTAGTTCTTCTAGCTCAAGTTCAAGTTCAAGTTCGGAAGAAGATTCAAGTAGTTCTAGTTCTCAAGACTCTTCAAGCTCAAGTTCTGTTGATAATTATGTATGTATGTCTGGAACAGATTCTATAAATGGAGTAGATGGAACTTATACAGCCGATGGTTCAATAATAGACGGTAAACCAGTTTATGTAAGTGACGATAATCCAGGTTATTATATTGCTTGGTATAGTATAGGTGGATATTGGGGTATCTTTGGTGATTCTATTTATCCAGCAACATACTATAATAATCCAAGTGTTGAGCCTGTTGGAGATTGGGGATATGGAGCAAGTTCTGTATTGGGTAGTTGTCCATAAAGAACCTAAAGAATTTTTATACTATTAAATATATAAGGACATAAGAAAAATGCAAAACATAACATTAGGAAAATATATTCAAGAGTTCTATAAAAAATGTTATAGAAAAGAATATGATAAGTCAATAATAAATAAATCTATTACTGGTATAGGTGAAGATAGTAATGGATTAAATTTAGTTACTTATGATATTTGTAAAGATTTCCTATATGCTATTCAACAGGGTTCGATATTATATAAGCAAGCTAAAAAAGTTAATTCTGCCAGATACGGATTAAACATTCCTTTTATAACAGAATCAACTAGAGAATATGCAAGAGCTAACGGGCTAAGAGCATATTTTACTAATGAAGGTGAACAAAAAACGATATCTACAATTCAATGTGATTCTAGACAATTAAAATTACAGAAATTATGTGTAGAAATTCCTTGTACAGATGAAATATTAAGTGATGTAAATGAGCTAGATGGATTTTTAATTGATTTGGCAGGAACTACATTGGCTTGGTATTTAGATTATGCAATTCTTTTTGGTAAATTAAATAAAATTGAAGGTATATTTAGTGTTGGAACCTCTGGAGTGATAAGTGCAGTAGCTAATGATCCTATAGATTTAGATACGATTAAAAACTTTGAGAAGGCATTGGCTCCTGCTGTTGCTAATAAAGCTCAATGGTATGTTAGTAAAAAGGTATGGAATGAAATAATAGATTTAATTGTTGATGCAAATTATGAAGAGTGGATAACTTTTGATAATAATTCTGCTTATATTCTAGGCAAAAAAGTAAATGTATTAGAACAATTAAGTGATGATGAAAGTATTATATTGGGAGATTTTAGTCAATATGCTATAACTGAATATTCTATTGATAAAAAAATAAGTATTGGATTAAGATATGATTATAATGAAGAAGTAATAATTGCAGAAATAAGATTTAGTGGTTGTAGTTTTGGTAATAAATATACATTAGATGATGGAAGTGAAGTTGGTACATGGGTAATTAGTAGTAATGCAGAACCTTATAATTCTTCTAGCTCTAGTTCTTTTGATAGTTCTTCGTCTTCTAGTTCTTCTAGTAGTTCTTCAAGCTCTAGTTCTAGTAATTCTTCTAGTTCTTCTTCAAGTAGCTCTATAGACAGTTCTAGTTCTTCAAGTTCTAGTAGCTCAAGTAGTTCTGAATCAAGTTCTAGTTCTTCTAGCTCTATAGATTCTTCAAGTAGTGAAAGCTCTGAAGAATATTCAAGTGAAAGTTCTTCTAGTAGTTCTTCAAGTAACTCAAGTGAAAGCTCTCAAAGTGTAGCTCCATTTACTCAAATTGCACATTATTTAATGAATGATAATGCTGCTAGTACGGATGTTGCAGATACTACTACAAATTATTATGGAGATGCTAATACAAATACTGTCAACCTAACAGACACTGGAAAAATTAATACATCATTAACATTTACATCTGACTTTGCTACATATGGGAATATTGTACAAATACCTAGCTTAACAGGATACTTCAACGGTAAGTCTGCTGTTTCATTAGCTGCTTGGGTTAGATTTAGTACCTATGCTGCTGAAAAACCTGTTGTAGGAGCATTTTATAACGGAAGAATGGCATTACATTATGATAATTCTAATGTTGGTGGTATTACTTTCTCAATAGGTGCAACAGTATTAGTATCTACTGCTGTAATAAATAATGGAGCTTGGCATCATGTAGTAGGTATTTATGATGGTGCACTTGGTTCTAATAACCTAAAATTATATGTTGACGGTTCTTTGGATGCTCAAACAACAAGTCCCGGAACAATAAGTACTTCTGATGGATTTGCAGTTGGAGCACATTGGGATGGTGGAGCAGGTTATGATTGGGGATTTAATGGTAGTATTGATGATGTTAGAGTATATGACGGTGCTATTGATGCTACTGAAATTGCAAGAATATATAATTCTGGTTCAGGTACAGAAGCAGATTAATAAATATGATTACTATACGTGAGAATACTTGGGATAATATTGTTTATGCCGAAGTTGTCAACCGTAATGATTATAAACTGCAAGAATCATTAGATAACTATATTATTATTGACATTGGTGCTCATATCGGTTGCTTTACTTATGCTTGTATTCAACGTAATGCAAAATTTATTTATGCTTATGAGCCAATGATAGATAATTATAATCTAGCATGCAAAAATTTAAAAGAATATTCTAATGTTCAATTAAATAATCTGGCAGTCTGGAGAAGTGACCTGAAAGAAATGCCAGAATTAAATATGGTTATCTTTGGAGAGAATAATAAACTAAATACTGGCTCTCATAATGTAATACAAAGTGAAACTAGAGGTAATAAAAATTATAATGTTCAAACAATTGCTTTAGATAAAATAATTGAAGAGATAGAAAATAAATATCCAGAGAATAAAATATTATTAAAATTAGATTGTGAGGGTTCTGAATATCCTATTTTATTGACAAGTAATAAATTAGACAAGGTAGATATTATAGTTGGTGAATATCATAATTTCTTTGATGATGGGATACCTTATATATGTTTAATAGATGGTTATGATAAATTTTCTATGAATATATTAGAGATATATTTAAAGTATTATGGTTTTAATGTTCAAAATAATAATAGAGGAAGAAAGAATGATTTATTTTGGTGTAATAAATCTAATAAGGATAAATAAATGGAAACTAAATGGAAAATAAAAGAATTTGTTGCTGCTTTAGATGTGGAAATAAACAAATCTTTGGATAAAATTGGTGAAGAATTTGTTAATACTGCAAAAAATAAAGTTCCTGTTGCTACTGGTAAGCTAAAAGAATCAATAAAATATGATAAAGATTCTATTACTAAAGAAATAAATTTGGGTTCTGACTTAGATTATGCAATTTATGTTGAATTAGGAACAAAGAATATGCCTCCACAAAGCTTTTTAAGGTCAACTTTATATGAAGGAAAGGACACAATAGAGGATAATTTAAAGGATTTATTATAGAATGAAACAATATTTTATGTTTTATACTATTTTAATGATGGATAAGTAGTGTTTAAAAATAAATAGTAGGAGGTTTAATTATGTCAGTCACAGCATGTTGTGGTAAAGATGCATCTATATCTGGTGCTGGTTCGGATGTTAAAAGTTTTACAATAGATGTTTCTGCAAACGAAATAGATACACCTAGCTTTAGTGACACATCTAATTTTATTCCGGTCACAGTTTGTAGCTATAAAGGAACAGTAACAGTAGTTTCATACGATGACCCAGGTGATGTAGGTGATACAGCAACTCTATCAGGAAACGTATGTAATGTATCGTTCTCTTATAATACGGTATGTTCTGCAAAAAGTATTCCTGCCGATTCTGCCGATGTTATTCTATTCAATTCAACTTGGAGAATCACTGGTTAATAGTTAATTAAAATAAAAAGGAGTAAAAATATGAGTAATATAAGTGAATTAGCTAATACACCACTTGACTTTAAAATTGGTGAAAAAGTATATAAAATAAAAAGACTTTCTTTAAATTCTATTTTTGCTGAATTTGAAAAAGAAATAAGAGAAGATTATTTTACAAATACTAGAGAGATGCTTAAAGTTTTAGAAGATAAAGATAAAGAAATATTTTTTAAAACCAATAAGATGCCAGTTGGAAAAGTAATGGATGAAAAAGTTCAAGAAAGATTACAATCAAATAGTGGTGGAATAAAGGTTCTCTATAAAGCATTTAATCTATGTCAAAAAGTAAGCCAAGAAGAAATAAATGCAATTATAGAGGATGCAAATAATTCTGATATTATCTCTCAAATAATTAGTTATTCTATTGGTAATGATATAAAAGATATAAAAGAAGATATTATTACTGAAGCACAAAAAAAAATAGAATAATAAAAAAAAGAAAAGATAGTAGCAAGGGAGTTGAATGGGAAAAAACCATTGCTTTGTTTGCTTATAAGTTTGGTTGGGATATTGAATATATATTAGGTTTAAGTCCGAGTCAAGTTAGTGCAATACAGGATGGCTTAGTATATATATTAAAACAAGAAAATGGCACAAAGGATGAAGAAGAGTTTGAAGAGAATCCAGAGATACAGAGAGAAAAATTAAAAGATATTCAGAAAAAATTAGGTAAAGGAAATATAAAGTAATGTGTGCCCAACAAATAGCAGAGACATATGTTTCAGTAAAAGTTGATACAAGTGAATTAAATGCTGGAATGGCAAAAGTTCAACAGCAAGTTAATAAACAAATATCTGATGCTAATTCTAAATATAATAAACAAATTGGTGAAGTCTCTGGAAGAATTAGTCAAGCTGCTGGACAAGTTGCTAATAATATTCGTAATATTTTAACCGGTGCTTTAGCTTATGTTGCAATTGCCGGAAAAGCATTTAGTAAAGATACTAGTAATGCTGCAAAACAGGTTCAGGCAGAATGGAAGACTGCAACTCAAATATTAAATACTAGATTGTCTTCTGTGTTTCAAAAAATATTAAATGCTCCTTTATGGGGAAACAATAGGGCAATAGATTTTATATATAAATTAAGTGCATCTATAAATAGAATATCTCAACAACAAATTAATGCATTTGTAAAAGCTGTTGAAGGACTTGCAGTATTATTTTTAGCAACAAAAGCAATTGAAGCATTTACTAAGTCTATAGAAACAATGATTAAATTATCTGAAGGATTAAAAACATTATCTGTAACTTCTGGATTAGCTTCTGGTGTAGGTGCTGCTGGAGGTGCAGGTTTTGCAGGAATTATTTCTAAATTATTTGGTTCTAAACAAACTTTTACACCAACTGCTCCAACTCCAATTGGACAGGTAAAGGAAGCTGTATCTAAATCAACGTCTGCTTTCCCAACTTTAATTATTAATAGAGGTGTAGAAAATACTGTTAAGTCTATTACTATTATATCGAAGGGACTTTTTACTTTATCTAACGTTTTAAAAGGGCTTGGAATAGGATTGGTTATTTCTGCATTAATTAGAGTAATTTCTTATACTGGTGGATTTAAATCTGCTTTGGAACTATTAGGTTCAATTATGGAAAAAGTAGGAAGTGCTTTTGAAATTATTGGTGGTGTAATTAATGAGCTAATAGATGCAATAGCTGGTAGATTTATTTGGTTATTTTCCATAGTAAAAAGATTTTTTAGTGAGTTATCAAAAATACCAATATTAGGAAGTGGTGAAAAAATAGATATGAGCTTTAAAGGCATATTTGATAATGCCCAAAAAGAATATAATAAATTTATGGATAGAAATAAAACCCAACAATCCCCAATGAAATCTGTATTTAACATTGAAGGATATAAAGAATTTAATAAAAGAATGGATGAAATTAATAAAGATTATATGAAAGCTATTAATGAAAGGGCAGACCTATTAAATAGTAAGTTAGGTTTTTCTGGTGAACGTACATCTTTTACAGAAGCAATAAATTATGCTCAAGATATTCAAATGAAGTGGGCAGATAAAATGTTGGATGATTCTAAGAAGTTAATAGAATTAAATAAAACAATTGCAGATGAGGCTAAAAAGGGAAATGATTTGCAGAAGGAATTTTTAAGAATGGTTAGTGCTCCTGCCGGTACAGAAGTTTAATTTGGAGGTATTTTATGTCAGTAAGTGTAGTAAAATTAACAAAGGGATGGAGCTTTGAAATAAGTGTTAATGGAACTGTTGGAACTAGAACATATGTTGAAGCAGATGCCCTTCCAGGTTTAACTCCAGAAGACTTGCCAGAATTAGGTGATGCTTGGGGGACTACTGATACTGAAGAAAATTGTACATTAAAAAGAATTACAATAAGATATTTAGACGAAAAAAAATGTTTTAGAACTTATGAATGTAGCTATGATAGTACGGCATATGATCCATCTCAAGTAAATACTAACTCTTCTGGAACACCAACAACTACTGCCGAAGAAGATTTGCCTTTAAGTATTGAAAATGGTGGTGAAGTAGTTGCATGGGAACCTCCTAAAAATATAGATACACATCATTGGTCTTCAGATGGTGCCTCTGTAAAACAACCATTATTTAGATTAGTTTCATTGACAACTATTAGAATGCAAAGAGCAGTTTATAGTGCATCATTAGCAGACTTTTTAGCAATATCAGTAGCAACAGCCGGAAAAGTAAATGAAGGAACTTTTGCAGGATTAGCAGCAGGAACAGTTCTATATACTGGATGTAATGCTAATTTATTTAGAAATACAAATGGTAAAAATTATTGGAAAATTGATTTAATGTTTAGTGTTCGTAATGTTCCAGACCCTCAAGGAAGTATTGATGGATTTAGTGATGGTTGGAACTGGCAATTAAGAGATGACACTGGATTATTTGATGCTCCATACCAAGTAGATAGTGTTGGACCAACAGGATTATATGAAAAGGCAGATTTTGGTGATTTAATAACAGCATCTGCACCAGTTGTTTCTGTACTAGACCTTGGAACAATTAGTAGTTAATTTTTTACTTAAGGAATTATAATGTTAGATTTAGGAAAACAGGTAGGAAAACAAAATAGTAGAATAGTAATTAATACAGATGCATTTAATTCTTCTGCTCGTATTGTTAATTCTATTCGTAAATTTGATTTTGACCCTAGAGAATTTAATACAATTGTTCGTTCAGATGGTATTCACGTATCATTAAGAAATGGTACTGGTGAAGATAATGAAGATATGAATTTTCAAATCGAATCCGTATCTAATATTCTTGACGTTGCTAATTGTACAATATCAGTTTTAGGTGGTTCATGGGTTAGAGATGTAAATAACGAAACAAATTTAATGTCAGTCGGAGATGGAACTTATAATTCAAATGTTTCTGTCACTCCAGTATTCGTTGCTAATGTTTTCGTTCCACAAAATATTACTTTAGAAATGAAAAGTAATGTTGTAACTTTAATTCCAGAAACAATAGAAATAAAAGCTTATGATGCATCCAATACAGAACCTTCTCCTTCACCCGGTCCTTATTTATGGCCATATCCTGTTACAGAAATAGATGATAATTATAGATGGGATAGATTTGTTATAGGTGAAATATCTAATACTGGAACAATAACTCAATTCTTCCACGGAGATTATAAAGATATTTTACCAGTAGAAGAAAATCATTTTGATATTACTTCTGTTGGGAACGTCCTTGATGAAGCAAATTGTGTAATTAAAGTACATGGTGGAAGTTGGATAAGAGAAATTGATGGTGAAACATATTTTTCTAATGTTTCTGATGGAAGATTAAATCCCGTTGTAGAAATTGCACCTACTTTTATTGCAGGTTCATTAGTACCAAATTATTTATTTTTAGAAATGGCTACTAATACTGGTGGAATACCTACTGGATTAGAAATTAAAGCCCAATCAACTTCTGACCCTTTCCCTACAACAGAAGTATTCCCTGATGGACACAGATATGATAGATTTGTTATAGGAAGAGTTGAAGATGATGGAACAATAGAACAATATTATCATGGAGATGTAAAAGATATCTTAGGTGAAACTTCTGAAGAAATGCCATTTGATATAACAGTCACTTCAAATACTACTGCTAATGTTAATGGTGGTAATTGGACATATAATAAAGAAAATGACTCTACATTAATGACTGTTGGAGCTGCTACGATTGCAATTAGTACTGTTGTAGATACCTATATTTATGTAGAGGTTTTAGTTCCTGTAGATACTGATACCCCTACGACAATAACAATATTAGGTGATGGTGGATATAAACAAAGTGAAACCGATTCTCCTGGAAATCGTTATGAAAGATTTACTATAGGAGTTGTTCACCCAGATGGAACAGTAGAGCAATACTATCATGGAGATATAAAATCTTTCTTTATATTAATGGATGCTAAATATAACGATTCACATTATAAGTCTATAGGAACAAGTGATATATTTAGATACGAACTTTATAATTTTAAAGCAGGTACAGCAGCAGCAGGAGTTTGTGAAGAAACTAGATTCGTTGTAAGAGATTCTTCTGCTGATCCAGTAACTATAGGCTACATGGATACAACTTCTATGATTACTTATATAAATGAATGTGTACCTATAGAAGCTGCTAATAGTTCTAACTTTGCTAACTTTGCCAATAGTGCAGCAATAGCTAATTTTTCTGAATATTCTAATACTGCTAATTATGCCGAATTTGCTAACTCTGCTAACTCTACAAACTATTCTAACTTTGCAGGTTCAATTATAGGATATTCTAACTCTCACCATGATTTAGCTGATTTAACTGACGGAGATGACCATCCTCAATATTGGGCTAATACAGATGTTCGTAATCCTGATGATGCCGATTATGCAACTAATGGTATTGTTGATTCTGGAACATTTAGAATAGAAGGTACAGAAACTAATAATAATTGGAATTCTAGTACATTTAAAGTAGATAATCTTTCAGTAGATTTACATTCTAGTAGTGGCATTATAATTGATTCAGATACTTCGTTAGATTTAGTTGGTGGAGCTAGTGTTGGTATAGATTCTGATGCTTTTATACAATTGACTGCTGGAACTTATATTGTTTCAAATTCTACAACAACCACAGATTTACTTGCAACTACAACAATGACAATTCGTTCTATATTAGATACTATTATTGATGCAGGGTCTAATCTTGATGTAAGTGCCGATACATTTATTACTATTGTTGCTAATACTAATTTAGACATGGGTGCAAGTACAGGTGATGTAAATGTAAGTTCTACTTCTGCTGATCTTAATTTAAATGCTGGTGCTGTAGTTAATTTAAGTTCTGGAAGTGATATGAATTTAAATGTTTCTACCAACTTTTTATCAAATATTGTTGGAACATCTAATACACATTCTGGTGGAACAATGTCTATAAATACGGATGCTAATTTAGATGTTGTTGCAGGAACCGATTTAGATATTACTGCATTAACTGGAATATTAACAATAATGTCTGGTGGTAATGATATTAACTTAGATTCTGCTACCGATATTAATTTAAATGCTGATGCAGACATAGTGCTTGTTGCTACTTCAAATATTTCTTTGCAAACAATTACTGGTAGTGGAAGTTTTACTTTATCTGGTTCTACAGCAACTTTAAATAATGATTTTATTGCAACAGGAAATATAGATGGTGTAGGAATAACTGCTTCAGCTAATGTTAATGCTGTAGATATTATTGCTTCAGGAGATTTTTATCAATCAACAAATCAAGGGTTGACAATGGTGAGTAATGTTAATTTAGTAGCAGATGATGGGACACTTTTGCCGTGTTTTATTCGTGGAGGAATTTTATGTGTAAGTTAAAAAAACTAAAAACACTAAAAACAATATTTATAAGTTCTATTATATTATTTAATTCATTTAATTATTCTTATGCATCAAAAGCAATTCTGGTTGATAATAATAATGTTGTAGAAAATATTTCTTTTCTTGTTATACCAAATATTCAAGATACAAATGGATTTGCTTATTTAACAGAAGAATTTTTACCAGTTTCAGCAACATATTATTTTACAACTAATGAAATAAGTTATGGAGCAGTAGTAGGTAGGTCTGCATCTTTAACTGTTCCAACTACAAATCAAACTTCTGTTTATCCCGGCCCTGTAACTAATGGTCAATATTTTGCAAGTTATTTAATTCCTTCAAATCAAATGCCTGCAATATTAGTTAAGGGATTATACGAGTTTACCTTTAAAGGCAGACATACAACCCAACCAAATAAAAATCCTACAATAATGGGTGATTTATATATTAAAAATACAAGTGATGGAATAACAGTACAAGAGTTTGAAAGTACTATACCAACCATTATTCCATATAATGTTGAAGAATTTAAAATAATAATAAATATAACTAACGATGTAATAAGAGATAGTTATGCATTTCTTCTAAAAACTAGAATGGTAAATAATGATGGATATAATGGAGACTTTGAGAGTTTATTCGGACCTCAATCTTTAGCTAAATTTATTATTCCATCTGCACCCGGTGTTTATTTAACTCATTTTGAATGGGATATAGATAAAACAAATAGAGTAAATAAATCAGATGTAAAATATGTTGGTCTTCCTATATTTTATCATGTTTGGACAAATGGTGATGTTTATATTTATGTAATATCCCCTAATGGTCAATATACTAACAAACTTATGAAGGTGAGTAATTAATGAGCACACAACAATTAGATAATGTAAATATAACTACAGCATTAGTATTGCCAAAAGAAAATTGGTTTGGTATAAAAGTAGACTTATATAATCCGACTTTTGGTTGGAGAGATTTAATAGGTAATATCGTTATAAAAACATTGGGTGCAACCGATCCGACTTTAACAGTTTATCGTGGAAATGTGTACCAATATTCTTTAGGAGCAACTGCTGGAATAAAAGAAGTATTTCATGAATTTCATATGCCTCATGATTATGTAGTAGGAACAGATATTTATATTCACGTACATTGGTCTCAAATTGTTATTGACACTGGTGGTACTGCTGGTGCCCCTGGTGATATTAAATTTTATTTTGATGTTATTTATGCTAAAGGACATCAACAAGCTGGATTTTCTGCCCCTATAACAACCTCAGTAGTACAAACAGCATCTACAACTCAATACATGCATAATATTGCTGAAGTTCAATTATCTGCTGCAAGCCCTAGTGGTAATCAAATAGATAGTGATAATTTAGAGCCAGATGGTATTATTTTAGTTAGAACATATAGAAATGCTGCTGATGTTGCCGATACTTTAGACCAAGCACCATTTATTCATTATATAGATATTCATTATCAGTCAACAGGAGTAGGAACAAAACAAAGATTTCCTAATTTTTATGATGAGGATAATTCTAGTTCTAGTTCTAGTAGTTCAATAGATTCTAGTTCAAGCAGTTCAAGCTCTTCTAGTTATTCAAGCTCTAGTTCAAGCTCAAGTTCTTCTAGTTCTGTAGATTCTTCAAGTAGTTCTAGTTCAAGTTCAAGTGGAATATAAATGTATAAACTATTCTATATTTTATTATTTTTTCTTTTGTTTAATTATTCTTATGTAAATGCTAATGAATATAAAATAAGTACGGGAATATTAGACAGCCCATATTTACAAATCGGTTTAGAAAATAAATATACTATAGGATTAAATTGTGGACTAGTATATGATAATACTTTTATTCCAGAATTTTCTATAACTACAAGTATTATTTCTAAATTAATAGGACTAGAAAAAATAAATATATTAGACTTAGGTATATATTGTCCTTTTGATTCTAAATTAAGTATTCCAGAAGACTTAGGATATCAAATAAGTTTAATAGGGTATAAATGGTAGATAATATTATTTTATACTATTAATAAGAGAATAAAATTTTATAGGAGAATAAAACATGCAGGTAACTTTGCCGGTCTATTTCGATATTCAAACGGGTCAGACATACACAAATAGTACATTTTTAGCTACAACTACAGCCATGCCAGTTATGTATGAGGCAGGAAATTATGTATTAGAATATCATATAGCTCAGAATGCCGTTGCTTTAGATTTAAGTACTCAATCCAATTTCAAATGGGGAATATGTGAAAAAGATGAATTGGGATTAAATACACCAAGTCAAACGGTTACTGGAGATGGTACTAATATAAATAATTCTGCCGATACTCCAGATTTAGCCAACGGAGTTGTAACTGTACGTGTAATACCTAATGTAGATGCCGACTTGGGTTCTAGTAAATATATAACTTATTACACAGAATTAAGAAGTAATAGTACAAGTGATATTACTACAGTTGCCCTACACCAAACTAATATTCTAAATATTGTATATACATAAGGAATAAATGTCTGTATATCCTCCATTAACTATTTATTGCAACTATACTAATAAGAAATTTTGTTCTTATAATGCTAGAACAACTTATTTACAATTAGACCATAATGCTTTAAATACAAAATATGGTTGGTATTATAATTCTGGTGTATCTTTACGTATAGGATTAATTAATTCTCCAGTTGAGGCAGGATTATATACATGGAAGGTTTATATTGGGGATAATTATGGACAGGATGCATTCTTTGTAGGAACTATTGGAATAAATGAATTATCTTCTAGCTCTTCAAGTTCTTCGGAAAGCAGCTCAAGCTCTAGTTCTGAACAATTAGTAACATTAAATAATATAACTACTCCTAGTGCAGACCCAGAAATACAATTTTTAGATTTATTAGACGTTCCTTATTTTACAACTAATATGGATAATATTAATATAACTATTGTTTGGGAAGATGCTGATAGTAATTTTAATATTTTTGCACAGGGTATTGCTCCGTTACAACCCACAGTATTCTTTGAGGAATATGAATCAAGTAGTTCTTCAAGCTCAGTAGATTCGTCAAGTAGCTCTTCTAGTTCTATAAATTATTCTAGTTCTAGTAGTAGTTCTATTGGGTATTCTTCTTCTAGTTCTTCTATACAATATTCAAGCTCTTCTAGTAGTTCTGAATCTAGTTCAAGCTCTTCAAGTTCAAGTAGTTCTTCAAGTAGTTCTGAATCAAGTTCTAGTAGCTCAAGTTCAAGTAGTTCTTCTATAGATTCTTCAAGCTCTTCTAGTTCTTCTAGCTCTTCGGTAGACTCTTCGAGTTCTCAAAGTGTATCTCCATTAGCTCCTCAGGCTGATCTAGTGGCATGGTGGAAGCTTGATGGGGATGCTAATGATTATTCTGGAGCCTATGGTGGAAGTGCTCATTTAACTATAGATGGAGCTACTTCTGATGGAACTGCTCCTTATGGATTAGGTGGATATAAGTTTGATGGTGATAATGATTTAATTTATGGAACTGGATTATCAATACCTACTATACCAACATTTAATTTTACTATACAATTTTGGGCTAAGAGAGATGGGGACAATGCTTCTGGTTCTGCTTCTGAGGTTATACTTGGCAATATTGAAAATGGATTTGCCAATTATTTTGAAGCAACTAGAAATATATTTAATGATGGATTATATACTTATTCTACTTATTCTTCTACTTCTGCCATTATATTGCCATTAAGTATATCTGGATGGAAACATATAGCAATAGTAATTAGTGATGATGGTACTAAACGTATGAAGACATATTTAAATGGTGTATTACAAGACAATCAAATTGAAACACAACTTGCTGCAAATATGAATTGGACAAGATTCTATATTGGAGCAAATAATACTTATGGTCAAGAATGGAACGGGTGTGTTGCCGATGTACAGGTTTGGAAACGTGCATTAACTCAAACAGAAATTCAAAATACTATGGTAGGAAATAATCCATAAATAAAAAGGAGAATAAAATGAATATTAAATTATATCAAAAAGCTTATTCAGACCAAGAAGTCTATAATTTTATTGCAGATTTTTTAACAGAAGAAGAGGCATTAGAACATATTAAATCAAACAGTTTAGAGGGAATATTTATAACAACTATTGGGTTACATAAATATACTACTCAAAATCAAACTGTAACCGATTTAGTTGTTGTTACAAGTCAAGTGTAAATAAATAAAAAAGGAGAATAAAAATGGTAAAGGAAGTAGAAGAAAATAAAGAAAGGAGATGGAGGGGGGATAATAATTCTTGGCTAACTAATTTTATTTCTTCTAACTCAGTATGGATTATAGGAATAATATTTTTATCTGGGATGTTATATTTTAATATAAATAGCATGGGAGATAGATTAACTACACTAGAGAATGCTGTATCTAATAATGAGAAAGACAGGTTTAGTAAGAATGAAACATTAATTAGGGTAGACACTCAATTATCTTATATTAAAAATGATATTTCTGAAATAAAAAACGATCTTAAATCTTTAATAAGACAAAATAATTCAAATAGTTCAAAAGAAGTTGCCTATTATAATGCTTCAAAATAATTATGCCTATTAAACCTATAGAACCAAGAACTATTGTAATTAAAAGAGCTATTAAAGATAAACCAAAGGAGCCTGTTACGATTATTTGTGCTATTGGAGGATTAATCTTTTCTGCCCTAAATTATTTTTTCCCCGTATCTAGATGGAAGAATAAAGAATTTAAATGGAAATAAAATGATTAAAACATACAGCTTCTCTATGTTTGAGTACATGGATCAGATTCAATTTAAAATAGATTCTGAATTCCTTAAAATTGTAAATAATTATCAAATGGATAGAGACCTCTACTTTATAAATCTTTACAATAATAATGAAAAGTTAAATATATCTGATAATTGGTATAAATTAAAAATAGGAAGATATTCGGTTTACGGACAAAACAATCCATTAGGAAATTATATTAGTTTCTTTATTAACTTTTATGATACTTATCCAGAAATTATCCAATTAGTTTACGGAAAAAAAGGTGATGGGAATCTTATAAATGTCTTGGATATTAGAATAAAAGATATTATTTTCTAACTTTTCTTTTAATAGGTTTATCAGTGGAAATTCTAAGATAGATATTAATTATTGGAATAACTAGAGAGGCAAGAGTGTTAAGTCTTTGTTCATCCCAACCTAAATCATAAAGATTAATTCCTAGTATACCTAAAATATAAATAACAATTAATCCTATATTTATTATTATAATTCTACTAAGATACCAAGGCTTACTATTGTCTACTAATTCTTTTTCTATTGCTTCTATATTATTATCTATACTCATAATAGAATAGTATAAAAATTATTTAGGTAGTCTTAGTCCCATTTCTTTTAAGGTTATTTTCATTACATAATTCCAAGTGTCCGGCTTATTTTCTTTTAACCAATCTGCAAAAAATATAGGATTTCCGTGGGCAGACTCAGTTCCAAATTTATGATGCTTTGGACATAACGAAATTATTATTCCTTCGTCAAACCAATATTTACTCTTATAATTAGTTTTCTTAAAAATATGATGTAAGTCTATTTTGCCTTCCGAACATCCACACATCTGACAAAAATGAAAATTCCCATTATTTTTTAATTCTTTAGAAAAAACTATCCATTTATTTTTATTAGTTTGCTTCTTTATCATTTAAGTATTTCCTTTATAACTCTATCACTCAAACTTCCAAGCCAGATATCGTGTAAATAATATTTTAATGTATTGTTATCTTTGAATAAATTTATTGTTTCTTCATTTATACTTAACCCTTCTCCAAGTTCTTTAATCAATTCTTCGTTTTCCTGATTGATTATTTTTATACTTGCAATTATTTTTAAATTCATTTTACTCCTTTAATTATGTTCCGGCACAACTTTAAAATTTCAGAAACATTTCCCAAACTTATTTTTTCTTCATCCGATATTTGCTTCATACTCTTCTCGTTTCTATAGTAGCTTAAAAATATATTACGTTGTTTTTTTGTTACTTTTCTATTAAGTTTATTTATTGTTTCTACGTATTTTTTATTTATTTCGTTTTTATCCTCCTGTTCTAAAATTATTGTTAATGGGTTTTCATGTTCTGTACAATCTGGTAAATCATTATTTGCATTTATTGAATATTTATTAGCTGTCTGTCTACTTGCCTTTACTCCTTTTATTCTTTCACTAGATAAATAATTTTGAATTTTCATTCTCACACGGAAGAAAATCCAGCTAGATAATTTACCTTTAGATTCGTCATAAGTTTCTAATGCTTCTATAAGTGATTCTTTGCCTATGCTAGTACAATCTTCCTTTAAATTATTTGGACAATTATATTGGAATATTATTGAACCTATAATCCATTGATATTTTTTTATTTTAGTGTTCAATATTTCTTCTGCTGGCAAGGTACAAATCATAATTATATTTTTCTCCTTCTTCTATTTTTTGGATAAGTTCTTTTTCTGATTTAAAAAAGTCCCAAAAATCTTGCTTATTAGCTGATTTGATTTTAGATAACAATAACAAATATTTCCCATGTTTATTTATATCTATTCTTTTCTTCTTCATTTAAACCTCCTTTATCCATTTATCATTTAGCTTATCTTTCTTTATTATACTCCCATATTTCGTTTCTATTCTAGCAAAGTCCTCATTATCTCTATAACGTGTATCCTTCTGAATAAACTTACAATTCTTAAATAATTTTTCTCTACTAATAATAAATGCATATCTATTTAAATCATCTATTATTATGAATATGTCTGCAATGTTGTGCTCTAGCTTTCTTTTTGCAAAATCAACGAAAGGTAATTGTGAAGTTCCGTTATATTCTGAATTTTTTGTTGTCCAATAATAAGATGTTTTTTCTCCTTCGATTTTTTTAATTGTTTCCCCTCTTTGAAAAGTGTAGTCAAAGTATCCATTTGTTGGAATACTTTCATCGTTAACTGATAATAATTTTGCTCCGTATAAGTCATATAATATCTCCTTTACTGATTTTAATGTTTGTTCTCTTATCATCTCATCTAGAATCTTATCATATTTTTTATTCATTAGAACTCTCCTTTTTATTCTTAAAAAATTCTAATGTATTTATTCTTTATTTAATATTCAAATCCCTCTAATTATTTTTATTTATTTTTTTCTTGCTTATTTTTAGGAATCTGTTATACTAGTTTCATGGTCAGAGAAGGTAGTAGATAAACAAAAGAAGAAAGGTTGGATAGAGAAATGAAGATAACTGTAAAGAATGATGAGACTAAGAAGATGGCACTTGAAGCTGAGAAGAGGATTAATACTAGCAAAGAAATTGATATTAATGATATTGAGACAGTTTGGACGTTCCTTGGATTGTTTAATGGAACTAAGTTGGTAGAACAGGCTAAGTTGGATATGTCTAGGAAGTATAAGCTTGAACTAGTTATTCTTGGTTATTGAAAGGAGAATAAAAATGATTAGTAGTTTTATTGGTATATTGGGATTAATTATTGTTGGTATAGCTTGTCCTCCTATTGGGATATTGCTACTCTGTATATGGGCTTTTAATGGTTCTATAGGCAAATTGGTTAAATAAGGAGTATTAAAATGAATATGCAAGACATTAATGAAAAATACTTCAAGATTAATAGAGAAGAAATGACTAGAATTATTATTGCTTCTGGATTTAATTTTAAATGGAAAAAAGAAGAAATGTATGATTATATTAGCATAAGCAAGAAACAATTAGAAACTGCAAAAGCTATTAACGATACTGATGAAATTAAAAGTATGACAAAAACAATAAATGATGCAACAAAATATTGTACTGAGCTTTCTAGAATTCGTAAGTTAAATCCTGAATTATTTGATGTAATTATTTCTGGTAAGCAAACAAAAGAAGAAAAATCCGAAGAAGGAATAAAATTCTTGAAGAATCTTGGTTTGTCTATATTGGTTGTATTGACGGTACTAGGAACTATAGGATATTTGTTCAGTAATTAAGGAGTATTAAAATGAATAAAGAAAAAGAAGAAAAAGATATTAATGAATTCTATAAAAGAAAAGATAGAATAGAAGAACAATTAGATAATCTCTTAAACCCATTTGTTCCGGGAGATACATTAGATAAAGTTTTGGAACAAATGAATAAAATTTCAGAACTACTAAAACAAGTTAAATAGAACATGAACGTCACTTGTGTGGTTGTAGTCTAAAACACTTAAAATGTATTAAAAACAATTTTCTCTAGTCGAGTAAAAATTACTCCAAAAGTTTTTTATGTCATTTTTTACTACATGTTTTTAGGTAACTTTAGAGTAAAAATTACCTGACTGTCACGTTCGATAAAAGTCATAAGTTTCTATATTTAACATACTTATAACTTTTGGAGTTTTCTCTATATTATACTCTTATATAATCTTAAGAATAATAAGATATTATATTTACACTTCTTAGGAGAAATTTTTTAGAATTTTTGCTAGCTGTACCATCCCTCATGAGTACATTCGGGAGGTCTACAAGAAATCAAAATCTATAACTAAATTTCATGTGTCTATAAATTTTTATCACACTTCTCTTAGGTGTTCTTATAATTATAATTTCTAACCAAACAAGAGAAGTACTCTAATAAACACTTTTAATAATTCTAAGGCATCAAAGATATTATTCTAGAAGGGGTTAGAGGCAGGAAGACAATCAACATAAAGATACGACGAACGAAGAGAGGAGAAGAACCCACCCCAGTATTCCGGTTATCCCCCTCCCTAAATGTGTAAAAAGTTATTCTTGAAATTTTGGAGAAACAAATTATAATATCAACGTAAAATAAATAAGGAGAATAATTATGGAAAAGAAAGAATACAAAGAATTAAAGAACGATATAGAAACAATGCTAAAAACCATGTCCAAATATATTTATCAAAAATATTCTAGACAATTACCTTCAAATCAATTAAGGGTAATTATTCTAAAAACAATTAGTAATCATATTCTAGATAAAACTTCTGAATCATTAAAAGCTAAAGTTCGTCCTTCAACCAAAATTAAAAAAATAATAGAAAAGAAAATTGAAGAAAATATGTTTGAAGAAATAATGGTATAAAGAAAAAGTTAAGTATTTTGAAAATAAAAGAAGGGATTTGAATATTAAATAAAGAATAGGAGAAATATGAAAATAGATATGCAAATTTTTAGATAGTTATGTTATAATAAGAATGCTGATATCGATATTTTTAGCCATTTATTCGATATCTCCTTTGACCGTTTAAGAAGGAAAGAATTGCTCTCCGAACTTCTTAAACGGTTTTTTTTGTGCCCAAATATAATTACACCAAAAAAGTTTTATACTATTCAAGTGATGTAGAATCCCTTAGATATTATTTACAAGCATCTGTTAAATGTTAAGGTAAGCCGATAATATCAACTTGGATTCTCAGTTATTTAAATATATAAAAAGGAGTAAATATAATGAGTCGTATAACCTACCAAGACATAATTGATGGACCTGTATCACGTGAAGATATAATAAACAGTCAAATAGATTTTTATACTCGTCTTTCTCTTC